CGAGCTTCTTCTCCGGCTCAGGTTCGGTTTCGTCCTTGACGGACGGCTCATCTTTGACGGTCGGTTCGTCCTTGACTTCACCCTCTTCCTTCGGCTCCAGTGCATCATCAAACCCTGCGCTGAAAAGATCGTCTGCCAGTGCGTCGGTTGTTACGACATCATCCTCTTCCATGTAAGTTGGCCCCTTTCGGATATTGTGTGCCACCTAACTACATTTTTAACACATTGTCAAGTTAAATATCTACTCACCTGTTGAAATATCAAGGGAAAATAAGTTAAGAAGTTCACCGAGCTCACGAATCCGCCCACGGTCTTCACTGTCAACTTCTTTCTTTTCCTTGGCGCGCTCCCGACGAATCACCAGGAGCTCGAAGAGGTCGTTGGCGACCTCACTTGTCGGCAGCCTTTTTCGGAGCCTTTCCGTCAGCTCCTCCTCCCGCTCCCTCAGTTTTGACCTGATCGAGAAGTAATTGGATCGACTGTAAAGCTGTTCCATCTTTGACCCCTTTCGCTTTTGCGAGATTCTGTGCGATACGTGACAGCGACTCCTCCACCTTCCCTTTGAGCATCTCGGTTACTTCCTGCGCCCGTGCGACCTGCAGTTGCGCGTCGGCGAGCTGCTTCTGCGTCTTGCTGGTGTCCAGCCCCTGCTGAATCTGCGATGCGGCGGCCTGCGCCTCGTCGAACTGTGCGAGTGCTTCCTGCGCGTCCTTCAGCGGCTTGATTCTGTTCAGCGGGAGATCCCGAGCCTTGAAGCGATCTTCAAGAAGTCCCCGCTCGTCCACCATCACAAGCTGTCTGGGAGTCAGTGTAGTAACAAGCTGGTCCATTGCCGCACCGCGTACTTCCTTGGCAACCAGTGAGATGTTGCCTTTCGGCATGACCTGGAAGTCGCCCTTGATGTCGGGCTTCTCGTTGAACTCCATGTTCCAGCGCACGAGGCTGCCGATCAGGGATTTTACGAAGCGGTCGAAGGATCGCACGTCGTCCTTTGTGACCATATCTCCGCCCGCCCGCATCATGGACATATTGTTGCTGGTCCTGAAGGCTTCGCCAAGCTGATCGGCGTTGCCCATCGTCCACGACGGCAGGTTGCTCTCAACGTCGAAAACTTCGGTGAACGCCTTGCGCAGTGCGAGTAGTTCCGAGGTGTGGTTGGGGATGTCGTAAATCCTGATTGCCGGATAGTTCGCCTCGTTCCCCTCACCGGTGCGGTGAATGGTCATGCCGCCGCAGATGTTTTTCCCTCGCTCGTTCGCAACCAGCAACTCCTCGTTGACCTCTTTGATGCTGGAGGCGCTGTCGGCCATGTTGTCCATAATCGCACGGTCGGTAGCGCAGATTTTCGCTTGTGAGTCGCGCAGCGTCTCCACCTTGGCCGAGCCTGTCAGCGGGCCGTCCTCGTCCTCTTCAGGGATGAAAGCGTGGAACATGTCAGAGACTTTTTCTCCGAACGGCGCGGTGTCGGCCTTGATTACCACGTCGCCGAGCATCCACACATCAGCGAGAATGTCCTTGCCGATGGCCGTCTCTGGGACCGGAGTGCCTACGTCTGCCAGATCCTGCGCGGCGATGTAGCCGTACCACCTGATAATCTCGAACTGCCTCGCCGCCTTGTTGGGCGGGTTGGTGCTGGTCTTCTTGATCTCGTCCAGTTCGCTCTCGAACTGACGGGCTTTGTAATTCCCTGTATTATTACTGTCTCGCAGATGCTCCTCGATAACGTCGCCGAAAAAGTCGCTGCGCTTTGCCAGTGCGCGGATACCTTGGCGGGAGTATGCCTTGCGGGTGAACAGTCCTTCCTGGTCGCTCCACTTCTGCGCCGTCAGGTCGGGGTACACGTCCCACACCTTCAGCACCTCGTAGTACGGTCTGGGTACATCCTTCTCTACGGCGGCGAAGGTGCCGTCCTGCTGCAACTCCCACACCCGTTCTTTTTGCGTCCGGACCTGCGGCCCTTCGGCAACACCAAAGCCGTACAATCCACCGCGCCGGATGGCCCGTTTGCATAGCTCGGGATAATCCACACCTTCGTCGGCAAGCTGGTCCTCGCACTCCATGGTCATACGCTGCGCACGCTGCTCGGCAAACTCCTTGACCGCCTTCTCGATCATATCGGACTCGACAGGCTGTACATCCGTCCCTGCTTCTTGGGCGAGTAACTCCTGCTGCGCCTTTAAAGTGTCGAGGATTATCTGAAGATCCTCCTGCCTGATGTTCGGAAACGGTGTCGGGGTCAGTTCCCAGTTCTTCTCCTGCGCAGGGAACATCATCTCCATCATCTTGGCCGTCCATCCGACCATCTTGGTATGCGTATCCGCAGGGTACACACGGGACTTACCTGCAGGTATCTTTACGTCCGGGTCGTAAATCCTTTTGTACTGGCGCAGGTTCTTCAGCCACTGCAGTTCAAGTTGACGACGTTCTCCGTCGTAGATGTCGAATTTACCCCGCAGGAATTTCCCGAGCGTGTCGAGCTTCTCTTGTGATGTTACTTTCATGCTATCCTCCCGAAAAGCCCTTAATACCCGGTGTACGCATCCGCCGGTGAATGTGATGGTGTGGTGCTGAAATTAAGTTCTGGTGCCGATCTGACGTAATCTGACGGATTATAGTGGTTACTAAGGATGAACAGTGTGCCGTACTGATCGGCCTCGACGACGTGGGACCAGTTGTTCTTGTCCGGAGAGTCCTTCATCTTGCCGTCTGTCGTCTTTTGCCTTGTGTAGCGGTACTTGCTCCTCAACCCTTCTACGCACATCTTGCACTCCGCATCGTACTCGATGCCAGGTTCTCCGTCCGGCCACATGTTGCGGAACGGCTCGTCGAGGGCGTTGATACGTGCGATAGGATCGTTGGTCGGCGCGCTGCGCACGGCGTTGCCTGCGTCCGGCATGTCGGTAACAAACTGCTTTTTCAGTTCTTTGAGCCAGCTATTGTTATCGGTTTCATTTTGACGTTTAGCCGCCGGGTCAATCACAAACACAAGTGGGTTGGTCGTAAAATTATTGCGGATGATGGGTCTTAGTTTGGTAGCTATAAATGTTTTAGCCCCCATATCAAAACCGACCGCTTCCCGCAGTTTCCGAAGTTTTCCATCACGCCCGAGCTGCATGAACACTGCCGCCGGCTGCCTAGCACTGTCCATACCTACAATTATTGGTAAGAATGGGTCGATCTGTAGTCCCTTCTTGACCCTTCGGTCATACTGGAATGACAGTTCGTAGACTGGTTTTCCGGACATGCTCTTGGCGTAACGCCCGTGAACGTAAACGTCGATAAAGTCCTGTTTCTTACCCTTCGACAGCTCCTCATAGTATCCAGGTCGAAGGTTATTGAGGTTCTCCGCCTCTGGGGAAAGACCGGATGGTTGCTTGAACACGTCGCAGATGATGATCGAGTTATCGTTATCATCTTCCTGTGGGAGTCCTTCGAGGAGCTTGTAGTGGTCGCTGTCAAGTTCCGGCGGGTTGGTGGTGTAGAGAATGCCTGATCGATACCTAAAGTTATTGGCCTGCGAGGGGTATCGCCCTGTACGACCCTCGATGTCGGACAGCATCTGCACCGGGATTTCGCGTGCTTCCTCCACCCATGCGTTTGTGATTTCAAGCGAGAGCACCCGTTGGATGTCCTCGGGCGTGTCGAGACTTCTGAACAGCCAGTCCGACTCCACATCATTAAATCGGAATCGCATAACCATTTCCGATTCGCGCCATTTGAATATCTCCACAGGCAAAAGGCCGACGACCGAGGCGAGCGTGGTATCCTTTAATTGCTGCTTCGTATTTCGCACGACAAGCTGGCGGCTGCGGCGTATCCCGTCCTCCATAGGTGCCATCGTAATGGACTGACGTAGGAGTTCGATGATCGCTCCGGAGGTCTTGCCGGAACCGACCGGGCCCATGATCGCCCGTATCTTTGCCTCGGACAACATGAACTCCCGCACGGTTTTTGACGGGGTATAGTTTAAGCCTCCAACTGCCATTGGGTGGTGCTCCTTTACATCAATGGAACGGTATTCCCGTCAGCCTGGAGCGACGGGTTGGTTTGCACGGTTTTCGGGACTTCAATCGTGACCTTGTTATTATCCCCGTGGAAATTGCAATTCACGGTGGAGCAGCCTGCTAGAAGGGCGAAGGATAGGATCAGATATTTCATGGTGCCTCCAGTACGGCCTGTTTGCGGCGTGCTGCCGAACTTCCGCCGAAGTCTTGAACGGCGCGGTATACCCACCACGCCCTGATCTTCCACATGCCGTCCTCGATACATATCCTGCGCAACTCCTTATCTGCCTCGTCGCGCCAGAACTCGGGGAGTAGTCCTTCCCTCATGAGCTGGTACAGCGAGTCGTGCACTAGACTCCCGCGCATGAAGTTCTTCGAATCTATGGTCGGCCCTGATGGTCCGTCCCACGCATATCCCTTGTTGATAACCAGTACCCCGTTCGTCGATAAGATGATATATTCCGTCGCAATGTGCTCTCGGGGGGCGATGCTGGTTTGCACTGCGTACCCTTCGGCGAGCTGGTACTTGTACCCGTCACGATATTTTATGACCCTCATCTTTCGCCTCCCGGTGGGTGCGGCAACATGCTTCCCAGATGATTAACCCGCCAACCTTTTTACACCTTTGATGTAGTGCTTTCTCACCGCACACGCGGCATCTCAGGACAAAGGAGTTACCGGCCATCTTTCTTGTCCCAACTGTGGCACCCATCCCACGCCGCGCGGTCGGAGCGTGTCAACGGGCAGACTCTGTTGCTCTGCGACCAGAATTTGCAGGTCTTGCATTTTTTGTGTGGTTCGAGTTCGGTTGTCATGGTATATCCACCTTTCCTGCCTTCCAGAGTTCGCGCTGCTCTTTCCATCGTGGGTCTTCCACGTGGGGTGCATCGAAAATCGTCCTGAAGTAATATCCTGCGGTCAGCCCCATCTCGACGGCGATGTTCGCCATCTGCTTCCAGAGACTACGCGGTGCGGCCCAGTCGATCTGGCTTGTCATCTCCATGAGCGGTGCGAGGTCGGCGGCGAGTCCGTAGTTGTGTGCCGATGCTCCTGCCGGTGCGTTGCTGACGACTTTACCCGGTTTGGTACGCCCCTGAGCATAAATGGCCCTCTGCGCTGCCATGGTCCGTCGCCCGTCAGTGATGATCCACTTGCGCCCTGTTGCGGCTTCCGCCGCTGCAAGGAGTTTCTCGATCTTCGCCTTAAACTCCGGCTCAAGTGTGTCGATCCTTTTTGGCGGCATCGGGTTTCTCCTTGGGGCACTCAGTTTGAGCGCATTTCAAAGCGTTATTCGATGCTTTGCATTCACCATCAATCTGTCTGCAGTAACCCATGACAGCTCCTCTTTAAACGTTTGTCCCGTGCTGGCGATGACACTCTCTTGCCAAGATCAGAAGCTGGTCGTGCATCTTCTTAATCTCTTCCCGGATCTCCTCCGCATCTTCGTCCGACTCTCCGCCTGTCCTCTCAAGAACCTTTATCCGCTCCGAGAACTCCACAAGAGTCGTCCCGATCTTCCGGAAGGTCTCTGCCCCGGCTGCGAGTTGGTCCGTATTGGCTTGCGTGTCCTTATTGATTCTGTTGTAAAGGATAGTCACAAGGCCGAGGAGAAGGGTTACAGTCCCAAGAAACGCATCCCATATTTGTGTTTCACTGGCGTTTATCATAAATCCCCTTCAACTTTTTACGTCGAAGTCTACGAGCACGACAATCAGCCAGGATTTTCCAGATCTGGATAGCGCACAAGGTTATTACTGCAAAACAGATCAGGTTAAGCTGCGGCCCATTATGCACCAGATGATCTCCTCCGATACAGCAGAGGCTGGTGGTATCCGCTATGTTGGCTTGCGGTTTGATCATACCGTAGACCCGATAAATATAGTTATAAGAGCGACTATTATAACTGCTGTCATACTAACTCCTTACATGCCAAAGTTAAATTTAATACCTCTGGTATGATTTCTTCCTACTATAAATAATTCAAATCCAGCAAGTCCGGCAAACCAGTAAGTCTGCCATTTCTCAGGTAATACAAAAAACATGGTAGTATTAAGAAGGACCGCTCCTGTAAAGTATCTATCTACCGCATCAAGTGATGGTTGCTCTCCAAGTATCTTATTCTTTTCATAATATCTGTCAGGGTTAGCCGCCGTATATCTTGTTTGCCCCCAATCAGCTATAAGCGTTGCAGTAGATGCTGCCCACAGCGCCTTGTTAACATCTCGACGATCCCAAGTGGAGCAACTTGTAAGCATCGTACATAAGATGCTTAATATAAATAGCTTAGAAAGCATTGTTAAACGTCCTAACCATCTGAATATTGCCCACTGTCTGTGAAGCTCCGTTCAACGAGCCTATTTCCATAGTGGTGCCGATAATGGGGGCGGTGGTGTTGCTGTTCGCTGTCCCGGCTACATCGTCAACGGTTATTTGCGTGCTGTTGTCTGCCAGCACCTTTGCTGCGATATACTTTGTTACCCCTGCCGTGGCTGTGGCGGCAATAGTCGCATCGTAGTTAGTACCTGCTACACGTTTACGGAAAATCAGTGACGTGCCGGTAAAAAGAATACTCAACTCATTATTCGCATCCGTATAGCTGCTCCAAAGGCATTGCGTACCAATAGTAACTGTCGTGGCGAATGAGGGAGTCCAGCGGAACTCAAGGCGGCTTGGGGCCACTTGAATATTTGAAGCTGTTGGTATGGATAGTACCGTTGCTGCCCTTGTAGCCGTGGCCCCTGCTGTGAGGATTGGGGAGGTGGCTACTGATTGTTCCTCTAGTTGAGGGAGGATGAAGTAAGCGACTGCTCCTACTGTGGCTTCCAACATCATCACCGTGCCAGTATTGCCTGGTATTATCGCCGCCTGAGACACCTTTTGGATATAAGTTGCTGATGTGCTGGCCGCTGACCATGTTGTAGCAGTCCATCCATCGCGAAGGAGGAGATTACCTGTAGCCCTGTAACGCACACCAGCATTGTGCGGATTTAAGTTTCCTACGCTCCCTGCTATATGTAGCCTTGCCACAGCTATACCCAAACTATTATCCAGCTTATAAACCTTCCCACCATTCACCATTCCACTTAACCCTGCTGCGGATATGGCGGTGCTGTCGTCTACTATGGAGAGGACTGCTTGAGTAGCACCACTCAACGTCATACCAACTATAGGATTCTGGAACGCTGTACCATCGTGGTAGGCTTTGGTGCCGATGTAGTCGATTGCTTCTTTACCTGTATCATCAGCGGTAAATGTAAGTGTTCCGGTAATCAGATATTTAGCGCCGACAGTATTTGCAGCGCCACTAACCAAAGTACCGACAGTAGACCAATCAATACTTGTCCTCGTTACTATCTCATAAACCTTACCTTTTGTTGCCGCGCCTGATGAAAGTGTCGATCCATAAGCATCAGCCCTCGGCACGCCGTGGCAGGTACACTTGTTGGTTGAGGCTGGTTCGATGAGGATGCCTGTGCCGGTCTGTGCGTTATAAGCTGGATTACCGGAGGTAGCCAATAGAGGCGATCCGTCTGCGGCAGTTCCGTACTGGTTGGATGCCCTTGTAAACGTATGCACACCAGTGCCAGACAGTAAAGACAGATCACTCTTCAGTCGGGCAGTATACATCTTGTAACTCTCCAGCAGATCAGTCACATCGTCATGCTGATAGATTGCCTTCCATCCTTTTACCGAATCGAGGTAGGTGAACTTGATTGACACCCCTTGCGTGGTAATATCAGCATTGGCAATCCCTGAGACAACGCCGATCACTTTAAGCGGATTGAGATAGAACTGGTTATAAGCGTCAACAACTTCTACTGTCGCTCCTACTACCGGTGCTGTGGGCAGAGTTATCTGGATTGAGCCGAGTCGGTTATCGCAGAGGTATTTTTGACTGGCGACCAGAGTTGTGTTGGTGGTGATAAGTTGACTATTAGCAGCAGACTGGACAAACTCCGTCGTTGCTACCTGTGTGGTATTGGTGCCTGCGGTCGCCGTTGGTGCTGTAGCAGGATGGACGTGATCTTGTCTTGCTGTCAGGGTTGACGTACCAACTGCAGGAGTCACTGCTGGAGCTACCGGAGCCACTGAAGCAAGTCCTGTGATTGAATTGAAGGAGGTTCCCGTGGAAGCCCCTAGTCCCGTGACATTGCCTGTAAATACCGGAGAAGCTTTGGGTGCTTTCAGGTCCAGCGCCGTCTGCTGTGCTGTGGAAACCGGCTTGCTCTCATCGGAAGTATTATCGACGTTTCCAAGACCGACATCGCCTTTAACCAGCACTACGATTCCTGTCTTGCCAGCTACGCTGTCTACGGCCCCACTTGTGATGTAGACATAAACCGACCCTGACCAGCGATAGGTCTTATTATTGTCAAGTGCTATATATATCTTGCCC